GCCTTAAGTCTTACTGTCTTTTGCCAATCGTTACACAACGCCACTTGATGCGGTTTAACTTCTATTCCAAGAATAACCGACCATCCTTTCGCTATTTCTTCGTGATTTGTTTTTATATCGCCATAGTTTTTTCCACGACTTTTTATAATCCTCACCACTTCTTTGCATAATTTTTCACCAATCATTGGGGTAATCCTTTTTCCATTCTATGCGTTCTAATAAATCTTTTTTCCATTGCTCGTTAAGTTCCTTGTCAGAATGTCCAAGCGTATGACACTTACGACACAAGGCATAAAGATTGTCTATGCGGTTCAGCCTGTTGTTTTTGACTCCACCCATTCCTTTTGGAATCAAGTGATGAATATCAACTGCCTGTTCTTTATGACAATTCCAACATAAGGGGATATCGTTTTCATGATACCCCCAAAAGTCGGCAAATAGCTTCTTATAGTTCTTTAAGGTTTTCATTAAATGCCCTTACAGCGTTTTTAGTAAGTTCCTCAATATCATTCACCGAAAAGTGACCAGAACCCATAGACCTACCGACAACACCAGTGACGAATATATCTAAACGTTGTGTATCGCTTTTATTCATGCCACCATTAGGCTGTTTAGGTGTATACGTAGTATTTGCCTGTGGTACTGGTTGCGGTGCTTGTTGGGGTTGATAGGATGCCTGTCCGTCATTTGGCATTGATGCTATCTCAACGTCCTTAATATTTGTGTACTGATTACCATTAGCTGAAGTCTTTGTATTTATGACTGTGTAATTAATAGCATCACCCGATTGTGGCATGGGGTTCATAGAAACACCCCTATAATACAACCTTGTTCCATCTATTAAGTCGATAGAGTAATTAGGAACTCCATCTTTTGTATTATCAAATATTTTATCTATTATCATTTACTTATTCCTTATTATTTATTGATTACATTATAACCACGACCCTCTAAACACCGATTAATAAAATCTTTTCTGGTGTTTACTTTAGGACTCAGCCACAACACCCTCCACCTTAGACCATTATAAACTGCTTTGCTTTTATCCCAAACGTAACTTGTCTGGTCTTTTACTAAGCTTTTACAAGTATAATAATCATCGTGGAATCGGTTCATATCGCCTTTGATATTTGCCGATGATTTTCCCCTACTATCAACTATGGGCATTGATGAACACCCACCAATGACAACGGCTGACAATAAAGTGAAAATTAGTTTTGATTTTTTCATGCGAACTCCAATTCATCTATAAACCTATATTAGTTTTTGGGTTATGTCTATGTAAAAGCGACTAAAAAGAAATAACCAAATCCAAAAAGCATAATTAAAAATGCACTATCAAAAACTATTTCTAAAAATCTATTCATTAGATTACCTCACAATTCTGCTTCACAAATTTCATGAGAGCGGATTTGTTTTTATAACCTTTGTTAACCAAAGTTCTTTCCCTAACATGACCCCCGCCGTCTTTAAAAAATCCGATTATCTGGCATGAATACATAATGTTTCCTTTATATAAGAAAGTTGTTAATCTTATTTCTTGAGATATTTGTGTTTGCATTACCTTTTCTCCTTAGTTATGGTTTTTTTACTTGCTCCAAATTTTTGTATTTTATTTTTCATAAGCTTTTGCAACACCAACTGGTCTAAATGTTTTTTAACTGAAAAGTACAACGTAAGTTCTGCTTGTACCCCATTCTTCTCTAAATCCTGTTTGTTGGTATCCCTAGCTGTTGAAACAATCTCACAATATTCTTTAACTAAGCCGTAATGTTTAGCGACTGACATATTAAGAACCCTAGCTGTATATAGCGTTGTGTTCCCTATTTTTGTTGGTTTTTCTAGCATTATTTCTGCTCCCTTATTTTAGTGAATAAAGAATGAACGTGTGTGATGTTTTGCTTTACTCCCTCAAGCTTTATCCATTCGCTTTTCTCAAGAGGGGTTTCCCCCTCATCAGTACAATCCATCCAGTAGTCGGTGTATAAATTTTCCGTTACGTCTTCAATGCTGATTGGTGTGAGTTCCATTATCTTACCCCTTCTATTATTTTAGGTCTGTTAATTACTGTTTGCTTAGTTCCATCATATTCCCTGTGGTCTTTGATGGTAGCCTTAACTGTGATGGTGCTATCTAATTCAACATCAAGAAAAGAATTACCCCAATATGTAAAGACGTTGCCTTGAGCATCTTTAAGAGTGTTCAAGAAGCTTACTCCAAAGTCTGTATCAAAGCCTTTTCTGAAAGTAAGGGTAAGGTGAAATGTACCCCTGTCCTTTACTTCCCCGACAAACTCTGAATTGTTTTTGGTAAGTATCTTTTCTTTTTTCCAAGATAATCTTTTTGCCCTTTGTGCTACACCCTTTTCAGAGTAGTTGTAAGCAATCCTTTTTAGGGCATCAGCTTCAATCAGAATGTCATAATGATTTATTCTTTTTGCATCAAGTCTAAGCTTGGCTGACTTCTGCCATTTCATTTCTTTTTTCAGATATAGCCTAGATTGAATTTTCCCCTCACCATGACACTTGAAACAAGTGCCACCACTAGCACCCATAGTTGTAAAAAAGTGATAAATACCACGACCATCACATCTGTAACATTCATTGTAGCCATAAGGTTTGCCATCTCTCCAGAACTCAATCTTTTGTGGGGTTTCACAATATTCATCCCATATAAAAAACAAGTCGTTTGAAAGATACTCATTCCTGTGCTTTTCAGCTAGTTTATCTTGCCTATCTTGTTCTTTGGCATCTTTGTCAGCCTTACAAGCTTCAGAAGCATTTACAATGCTAGGGTTAGCAACTTTCCAATCCTTGAAGGGAACTGTCCAGAAAATTGAACCATTCTCTTTTCTGATTTGAAGCCTAGTGTCTTCGATGATTTTACAGTTATTACACATTTTTTTGAACTCCAATTATTATTATTATTAGTCTTAATAACCTAAACTCTAATCTAGGTTTATTCAATAGTCAACCCCCATATAGTAAAAAAGATTGTGATTTAGTGTTTTTTTTGCTATCTTTCTTATATTCCTTCAATACGCGGAATATACAAAGAGAACTCCAATTCGTTTTGTATAGCAATGGGGGTAAATTTTATAACTAAATGGGTGCAATCTCATTAAAACTTAGACTTTACCCCCATGACCAAAGAACAAGATATACAAATAGCCTGTAATGATTACCTAAATTACTTGTGTAAATACTACCATTTTAGGCATTTCCATGTACCGAATGAAGGTCAAAAGTCTATTGGGTATCATTTAAAGATGAAAAAAATGGGTCTGAAGTCTGGTTGTCCCGATATTATTGTTGAGTATCCAGAAGGGCGTGTGTTGTATATTGAGTTGAAGACCCAAAAAGGTAGGCTTTCGGACGCTCAAAAGCTATGGGCGGTGCAATCAAAAGCTATGAGTACACCTCATTTTATTGTAAAAGGTGGGGTTACTGAATGCCTTGACCAAGTGAAAGAGATTATTGAAATAAACGTGCCTGTGCGTTCTTAGTTATTCCCCCTGTATTTCACCTTTTTATTGGTAACAGCCGTTGTACAGCCTTTAAACTGCCTTTGTAGGGCATTTTATTCTTTCTTGTGCGTTTTCTTTTACGTCCAATAGGTCTTTTGTCTATCAGTTCAGCAATAGTAGCTGTGGTTGTAAACCCATTCATTTGCCGACTTTCCGCATTGCTCTGTTATGTGCTTGAGCAAAAGTAAAATTTCCAGACGCTAGGTCTTTAGACATTTCCTTCATATGTTTCAATGAATGATGCCTAGCATGGCGGTTCATAGCTTTTTGTTGTGTTTTATTGAGTTTAGCTGTGAACTTTTTTATGGATTTGACTAAAACCATTTAACGCTTTTTCCTTTTCATCTTTTTGTTTTTTTTCTTTTTTTTTCTCATAGGTTTTGAGGTCTTATTTCCATAATGATATGGCATTACTTTTTCCCTCTCTTAGTTTTCATTTTAGGTGGACTTTTTTTCTTTTTAGGACTCAATGATTTTTTTAGAAAATAGCTGGCTATCTTTGAGAAGAAATCATAAAGCTTCATGTATATTTTTTTCATTTTGTCACCAGTTCAAAATGCGGGGCATCTATAAATGGTCTTCTGCCCTGTGAGCGTCTTAGGTCTATGTAAGCCATCATAGCTTCTTCTGCCGTTCCTTCCCAATCTCTCAAGTCTGGTATATGCCATGAAGCACCCCATCTTATGCCGACTCCTTCTCTTACTGACGCTTCTTTGAACGCATCCGCTATATCATCATATAAATTTAATTCCCAAGAAATCCTTGAGCCAATATAAGCAACAACGTCTACCGCATCGCCTGTAAGGTGTTTGCTTTTTAGACTCTGTGAAGCACCTCTTGCCACTAAATCCTCTTGCTCTTTTTCCGTTCTGAGTCCACTAGTTACCCCAAAATCGACATCAGAAAGACCTATCGCTGTGGTTACTACCGAATGTAATTCGTTCTTTACTCCGTCTAATCGTCCTAAACTTCTTTGTGATAATTTGAAAGCCATGTTATTTACCCTTTGTATCTGTTTTAAACGCCTTATCTACGCTTCTCATTGATGCGATGCCCAACATTCCAAGCAATAAAGGCATCATAACACTCATGTCTGCCTGTGGAATAATTATACCAAATCCCGCACATATTGGCGAGATAAGATAGTTAATAGCTAAAGATAATCCACAAATCCAACCAATCAAAGGACGCCATGAAGATTGAAACCAATTACCTTTTGCTTCTTCTTGATTTACCTTTATTTGTGCTAACGCTAGTTCTTGAGCATGACGTTCTGCCATCGTGCTTAACTCAAAAGCTATTTGTGCTTTTTTGTCCTTGTCTTGAATCACCTTATCTAGTAACCCTGTGACTGGTTCAACAAGTGATGCTAATAAACTCATTTTTTCACCCCTGTTCTATCTAATACCGAAAACCCCATAAAAGCACCTACTATTCCAGCCTGTGCCAGATAAAATAGGTTTGATAGGTCTGTGAGAAGTTTTATTCGTGAGTCTGGTATCAATGGCGTAAACATTATTACAGTGAAGACCAACATAGACCCTAAAGCCACCCAAGCCATGTTTCGCTGGTGCATTTGTTTTCTGTTTATTCTTTTGACTTCTTCTGTTTGTTGCCAACTATCAATCTCAATATCCGAAATAACGCCATCCTTATTTGCGTCCATTTCGTTATATTTTGAATCTTTTTCTAATTTCTTTTGTGTCATTTTTTAAAACTATCATTTAGTGAGTCTAATACTTGGTCAATATTGGGCGGTTTACCATGTGGGTCATATCGGCAAGCATACTCCACAGGGCATTGACCCTCAACAACTAATGTATACGTATCGTTTGCTCCTTTATATAAACACACTTGCTGTCCATTCTTTGCTTTCACTCTTTTATATCTCCTACACGTTATATACTTTGGGTCTTCTCTTATTCCTTTTCTTTTTTCTTGTTCCCAAGTCCAGTCGCTAAACTTTTTTAGAAAACAAGTAAAACAGTTCTTTATGTTGTCCGATTGTGCTAAATATATCACTTTTCCATCAGCACATAACCACTCAAAGGTTTTTTGCCCTCCCTCTTTTCTGACACATTTATCTCTAGTTTGATATCCACCATCCCCTGTCCAAGC